GACCGTTACCGTTACGCCAGCAGTCCTGCAGCGACTGTAGATCGCGTTCGAACGCTCGACGGTGTGGCAATTCTTTTCCCGAATCGTCACGCCTGCGAATGTCATCAACGCTTTCCACCTTGCCACCGTATCGACTGCCCGACTGCGTTAGTAGAACGCGTTCAAAAAACCGCGTGGCATCGAGCGCCGAAACGTAAAAATTTGCCATGCGTTCTGCCTGTTCTACCACGTGCCTGAAATTGAATTCCAGACTCGCGGTCAAATGCTCGATTACGGCGTCAACGTCAACGGTGCTTTTGTGCGTATAACGCAAGTCCGCCCTGGCGTTCGATAGCCACGTCGTATAAGCGTTCGCGCATTCTGGCAATGCTGATTGTTGGCCGATGATCATAGAGCCGTCCAGGCCGTCGCGAATCAATAAAAAGTGCTCAACTGATTCGCCGTTGTAAAGCCTGTCACGCTCTGTAACGCGTGCTACGGCGAAAACCGCCAGACCGTTATCAATCTGCCCTGCCCATTCAAAAACGATAGGCGTTCGCGCTTGTAATCCCGTGAAAATCGATGCTATGTCCGACGGTTGATGACCGCCAAATTTATAGCGTGGGGATACTGTACCGCGTGGCGTTTTGACCAGCGCCTGGGCGCCTGTATCAATGTTAGTCGTAACCGGCGTTTTGATATGGTGTGACACGTTCTGAACGCGTGGCGTTAGCAGCACCGTTGCCATACCGGCCGCAGGTTCGGCTTCCACCAACATAATGTCCGCGTCGATAGAATTTATCTCAGCGTACGTGTCGACGGATTCCCATTTGAAATTACCGAACGCCGTCATTAGTTCATCGTGTAAACCCGATGTACTTTGCAGCCTGTTTAGGAAACTGGTGTTCTGCCACCAATGGACTAACATCTGATCATCGCGTAAAACTTGGTTTGTAATGTTCATTAGAACTATTTTCCTCCGCGCCTATTGATAAACGAAAACTAATCACCGGCGCGAACTAGTGATAGTTCCCGGTTGTGTCCGACGTTCGACTAGGGTTCGGTTTAACCCGCTCTGTTGCTAGGCCTGCGGGTTGTCATCACCGCGTCACCTTAACTACCGCCGCATCAACAGAGAATCGGCGTTACTGACTGACTGGTATAGATGGCGTACTAGCGCGGTCACGAAGACATACCAATCAACCCCGGGAGGTTACCACGAAAACGATTGACCTTTCAATTACTAATTAACCCTAGTCGCTAGCATATCTATAGGGGGATATCAATAGCGAAATAAGTTGACAATATGCGCTGTATGATATAGGGGGTCCACACTTTCCCCCCCTGATATTTATTCAAATGTCAACCCTTGACCAGTTTGCCAAACTGTGCTAGACCAAATGCGAACGATTCTCATTAGCAAATGCGAATACGAATGATTCTCATTCAGCGATAAGCAAATGATTGCATAATAATATTAGAATATGCTAATATACTTCTGCGCGAATGCGAATGCGTCTCATTCTCATTTAGAACTGATGGCCGCCAGCAGGCCGGGGCCGCCCCCCCCTTTTAATAAAAATAACAATCGCAATATTGTACCCACTCACCAGTTGGGGGGTAAGATATCCAAACAACTAACTAACTGATATTAAAGGATTTTCCTATGGCAATGCTACCAAATGCCCCTCCGGGGCCACCAATAGACCCAATGGGTATGCCTCAAATGCCTATGGAACAGCCACAGCAAGCAGGTGACACAGAGATGCTTGTCGCAGAACTAGCCCAGCATGCAGGCCGGGTGCAGGAAATTATCGGGGAATTGAATGCCCGTGGTGTAGATATTAATAGCGCCTTAGTAGGCGCTCAGGAGCCTATGATGGCTGACCCCTTAGGGGGAGCAGGGTTACCCCCAGAAGAGGGCTTAGGAGGCAATACAGGGATTCCTGCGGGGTTATTGGAGGGTATGGTGTGAGAACAGAGAAGCAGGTAGCCTTTGTAGAGGCATACTGCCAGACAGGGAACGCCACCAAGTCTGCCATTCAGGCAGGATACTCTGAGGCTACGGCTAAACAGAAGGGGCATGAACTAAAGAACCAGTTCAAAAGGGAGATCGAGGACAGGATCAAGAAGATGGTTCAGGACTCTGTTCCCGCCGCGATGAACCAGATCAGTCAACTGGCGCAGACTGCTACAAGTGAGCAGGTCAGGTTAGCTGCGTCCAGAGATATTCTGGATCGTGCAGGATTGAAGCCACCTGAGAGGGTTGAGCAGAAAATCTCCCATGAGGACAAATCCACCGATGAACTACGAAGGGAACTGGAGGCTCTAACTGGCTCCACTGAACTTGAAATCATACCAGAACTGGTGAACTAATGGCTCACGTTTCATCTTACAGTCAGGAAGATGAAGACGGTATCTTCCTATATGATAAGCACAAAAAAAGGCTAGGAGGCCCATATCCTTCTAATGAAGCCGCTGACGCAGCAAGCAAAGCGGCTTCTGATGAGTTAGGGGAGTCTCCTAGAGAAGCCTACATAGAGTTCTTCCGCCAGAATAACCCTGGAATACTTGGAGGCCAATCTCCAATACCTGGAACATACCGGGGTCTTTATGCTCCCCCGTTGGCCCCCGGATTATTGGATTTACCTCTAGAAGAGAGGAAGGGTTCCCCCCTTGATGCTTTTATCTCTCCCGCCGAGAGCCAATATCAGCAAATGAGTGGTTCTACTTTCGACCCCCTTTTAGGGAGTGACAGTCCTATAAATTATGAGGCATTGGGCATTATCCCTACAGAGGAGTACGATAACCTATTCGATACGGACTTTGTTACAGACATAAGAAAGCCTAGATTAGACATTCCCATAGACACCGGATGGAAGAACAGGCCGCAAGGGTTTCCGGCAAACATGGAGGATGTCAAGGTAATAGATTCTGATATAGAGGATATTATACGGAGCGCTGCTGATGAGGCAGGAGTCAGAGCAGCTTACACAGATGGCCACAGAACTCCCGAACAGAACGCTATTGCAGGAGGAAGCAGAGTATCGAAGCACCTGACCGGCAATGCTTTTGATCTGAAGTTGTCGGGGGATTACGCGAAGGACTGGCTATATTACACCTTACTCAGGGCTGCTTTGTCTCCTTTAGGATATGGGGTAGTATTCTTTCCCGATCCTGACAAGAACCATATTCATATACAGAAACCCAGGAAGGGAGAATGAATGCCCATTCAACGTTGCACCTTAAAGAGCGGAAAGAAGGGATGGAAATACGGGAAATCCGGTAAATGTTATGCACGTAAATCCAGTGCTGAAAAGCAAGCCAGAGCAATTCACGCAAGCGGCTACAAAAGCAGAACTAGAAAAAGCAGTTGAACTAGCCAGACTAATACGGCAGCGGGAACGATACAATAGGATCGACTACTATGATCCGTACCCCTACCAACTGGCTTTTCATTCCACAGGGGCTTCCTGCAATCAACGGCTTTTGATGGCTGCTAACCGTATAGGAAAATCCTATTGCGGGAGCATGGAGATGTCCTACCACCTGACTGGACTGTACCCAGAGTGGTGGGAAGGAAGAAGATTCACCCAACCCATTGTAGGTTGGGCGGGAGGAGTTTCAAACGAAACCACCCGTGATATAGTACAGTTTGAATTATTGGGTTCCCCCGATGATCCAGAGGCTTTCGGGTCAGGCACCGTGCCAAAAAAACACATAATAAAGACCGAACGGAAGCCCGGTGTTCCCAACGCCAAAAGCGTAGCCCTTATTCGGCACGTTTCCGGGGGTAACTCATCTTTATTCTTCAAAGCCTACGAAATGGGTATTGAGAAATGGCAGGGAAGGTCTGTAGACTGCATCTGGCTAGATGAGGAGCCAAGCAGGGAACTGTACTCCCAAGCAGTAACTAGGACTCTGGACCGTAAGGGCATGGTATATATGACCTTTACGCCAGAACAGGGGATGACAGAAACTGTAGCCTCCTTTATGAACAACATAAAGCCGGGCCAGTCTCTGGACAACGCTACATGGGATGATGCTTCTGAGAGAGTCATGTCCATGAAAGGTAACCCCGGACACCTGAATGAAGCGGTCATGGAGCAGATTATCTCCTCTTATGCCCCGCACGAAAGGGAAATGAGGAGGTATGGAAGGCCCTCTATAGGCTCTGGGCTTGTATTTCCAATCCCAGAGGAGAAGATAATCATTGATCCCATCGAAATACAGGATCATTGGCCACGTATATGTGGGATTGACTTTGGTTTTGACCACCCTACGGCCTGCGTATGGGCTGCATGGGATCGGGAAGAGGATATGTACTATGTTTACGACTGTTACAGGCAGGCAAAGGCTCCGCCTGCTGTTCATGCCCAGATTATACGCAACAGGCCCAACTTTATCCCCGTTAGTTGGCCCCATGACGGCAATAGACGAGATTCTATGGGTAATCCTGGTCTAGCGGAACAGTACCGCAATTTAGGCTGTAACATGCTCCCTTTTCACTTTGAAAACCCCCCTGCTTTGGGGGAGAAGAAGGGTGGCAACTCTATAGAGGTCGGAATTATGGATATTCTCCAGAAAATGGAGAATGGACAGCTAAAGGTGTTCTCCACTTTAGGAGAATGGTTCGAAGAGTTCCGAATGTACCACAGAAAAGAGGGGAAGATTGTTCCTTTAAGGGATGATCTTATGTCAGCTACGAGGTATGCGCTTATGTCCATGCGATTTGGCGTATCTGGTAACGACCCACAATGGACAAAGGATTTAGAATATCAGAATTATGGCATCATCTAAAATTACAGAAGAAGAACTGGTCACAAGAATTCGGGGAGAGATAACCGATTCTTTAGGCTATTTGGGAGATACTATATCCCAACAGCGCGAAAAGGCTATGCAGTATTACTATGGCCTTCCCTTTGGTAATGAGGTTGATGGCCGTTCTCAGTTTGTAGATACAACTGTTGCAGACACTATAGAGTGGATAAAGCCCTCTTTGATGCGGATATTTGCCTCCGGGGATAACATGGTGGTTTTTGAACCGCATGGGCCCGAAGACGTAGAAGCGGCTAAACAAGCCACTGATTACGTGAACTATGTATTTCAGAAGGATAACAATGGATGGGAGATTCTCTATTCATGGTTCACCGATGCTCTTCTATCTAAAAATGGGGTTCTAAAGGTCTGGTGGGATGAGACTAATGAACATAATCGAGAGGAATACTCAAACCTTACTGATGATGAACTAGCTGTTCTGGTTAATGATCCTCTGGTAGAAGTCATAGAGCATACGGCTCCGGGCGAAACATACGAGGATTACGGGGAGGAGTACGCAGAAGGCCATCATGTAGTTATCAGCAGGGACTTGAGCAAGGGTCGTATTGCAGTAGAGTCTATTCCCCCCAGTGAGTTCCTGATATCTAGGGAATCAAAAACTATTGAAGATTCTCGTTTCGTGTGCCATAGGGTGATAAAGACTCTCTCTGAGTTACGAGAGATGTACCCTGATAAAAACCTAGATGTAGAGGATATGAAGGGTGGTGGGGATGACATGGCAACCTTCTCAGGGGAAAGGCTGGAAAGGTACATGTTTGACAAATCCGCCAAATACTGGGAAGGATGGGGCGGAGATGACACCTATGGAGAAGACGGGTTAAGGACTTATTGGCTTCATGAATCTTACATCAGGACAGACTACAATGGAGATGGTATTACAGAATTAAGGAAGGTCTGTACCGTGGGTTCACTTGTCCTTGCTAACGAAGAGATAGATCGGATTCCATTTGTATCAATCACCCCAGTAAAGATTCCGCACAAGTTCTTTGGCCTTTCGGTTGCAGACCTTGTTATGGACTTACAGTTAATCAAGAGTACATTGTTACGTAACCTCATGGATAACATGTATAACCAGAACTTTGGCCGATATGCGGTTCTGGAAGGACAGGCAAATCTTGATGACCTCCTGACCCAAAGACCGGGCGGTGTAGTTAGAGTTAAGTCTCCGAATGCTATCACCCCACTAGCCACGCCTTCCTTGGAACCCTATTCCTTCCAGATGCTTGAATACATTGATGGGATACGAGAGTCTCGCGCAGGTGTAAACAAATACTCTCAAGGACTCAACGATAATGCCCTTACTTCTCATACTACTGCTACTGCTGTTAATTCTGTAATGACTGCTGCTCAGTCCAGAGTAGAACTCATTGCAAGAAACTTTGCAGAGACGGGAGTTAAGGACTTAATGCTTTGTATTTACGAACTCCTCCAGAAGAACCAGGACAAGGAAAGAGTTGTTAAGTTGAGAAATGAATGGGTTCCGGTACGCCCAGACATGTGGAGAGATAAGATGGACTGTACCGTAGCCGTTGGCCTTGGACACGGAAATAAAGACCAACAGCTTATGCACCTCACCTCCATGCTTCAATTTGCCGGAGAAGCCATGAAGGGAGGGCTGAAGATAGTCAGTGAGAAGAATATGTACAACATGGGAGCCGCTCTATTAAAGAACATGGGTTTCCAGAATGTACAGGACTTCCTAACTGACCCTGAACAAACGCAACCAGAAGGGCCATCTCCAGCAGAACAAATGGCCCAGATGGATATGCAGCTTAAACAGAAGGAACTTGAAATAAAGGCTGCTGATGTTCAGGTGAAGATGCAGAAGATTCAGCAGGAGTACCAGAAGGACGCAGTAGATGCACAACTGAAGGTACAGGAACTGAGTCTTGAGCGAGAACAAAATAGGGCCGTAGCTTTAGGAGACACATAGTGGGTAAGCGCGTAAAAACTGGACCTTATAAAGGCTCTAACCAGCATAGGAGAAATCTTATGCGTAAGCGTACTTTTGAGATTACCCCTGAACTTGGGCCTACAGGTGGGGGAGGCAAGCATCCTCGGAAGGTACTAGCCGAGAAGCGTGCTGCAAAGAAAAAGTTGAATGCAGAGAAAGAGCTAAACAAACTGATAAGGCAGTAAGTATGGCACCTGACGAAAGAGAACGCAGGGCTAAAGCCCTGATGAATGACCCGCTGTTTGTGGAGTCATTTGAAACATTAAGAAAAGAATTATTGAGCGAGTGGGAGCATAGCGGTTCCCACGACATAGATGCGAGAGAATCCATCTGGTTAGCAATAAGGCTGCTAGAAAGGATACACGGCCATATAAGGTCCATTGTAGAGACAGGACACATGGCCGAAGTATTAGAAAAGCAACACCCTTACTTATAGGAGAATTAAAATGGCGGATACGCAAGAAGCCCCGCAAACAGCCGTACAACCAATACCTGCGCTAGGAGGAAGTGTTACAGAAGCGCAAGAAGCCCTGCTTGGACTAATGGAATCCGAAGAGGAGAAACCAAGGGAAGAGGAGGTCGAACCCACTGAAGTTGAAGAGTCTCAACCTGAAGAGGAAGACGAATCATTGGAAGGGGAGTCCGAGGAGGAAGAAGATGTTGACTCTGAGGACGCTGATGAAAGCGAGGAGGAAGTGGAGGATTTGTACGCAGTCACCGTAAATGGTGAAGAGCATACAATACCCCTTGACGAACTCCTAAAGGGATATTCGCGGCAATCAGATTATACTAAAAAAACCCAAGAACTGTCTCAACAACGGCGTGAAATGGAGACACTCCAAGAACAATGGAGTTCCGAAGTAGCGCGGATTCAGGCAGAAAGACAGCACTATATAAATTCTTTGGAATCTGCTGTACAAAGTTCCATAGGTCAGTTGGATCAATTTGCCAGTATAGATTGGAATAAACTGAAGGAGGAGAACCCTCTTGAATTCATCACCAAGCGTGATGAGTACAGGGAAGCCGAATCACACATACAGCAATACAAGACCCAACAGGCCCAAGCCGCACAGATGCACGAAGCAACTGAGAAGGAAGCCCACGCTAGGCTCGTACATGAGGAGCAGGGTAGACTTGTGGAGATACTACCAGAGTGGGGGGAAGCCCCCAAAAGGAAGGCTCTTGGAGAAGAACTAAAGGCTTACGCTATTTCGGAGGGCTACAGCCCGGAAGAGATACGAGGACTTGTGGATCATCGTAACTTCTTAACGCTTTACAAAGCCATGAAGTACGATAAGGCATCCTCTCCAGAAGTTGTCAAGAAGAAGGTGAAGAATAAACCCCGTGTGATACGTTCTGGGCGTGGAACAGACAATAGAGATGCTAAGAAGGCACAACGTGCTGAATCAATGAAACGTCTTCGGGATACAGGCCATGTAAATGATGCGTCTGCACTCCTAGAGGATTTTATAGACATTTAACTAAAGGAGGGAAATGCTATGGCAGTTCCTACAAATACTAGGGAAACCTATGGTGCCATAGGTATCAGGGAAGACCTCAGTAATATTATAT